AGATGTATTACAATATCCTTTAACTAGAGCTGCATTAATGGATTCAATTTCTGCATATAACACTGGAACATTAGAAGAATTAAAAGAAAAAACCTTACAAGATTTTGGAATATTCTTAGAATTAGAGCCAGATGAAGAACAAAAAATGATGCTTGAACAAAATATTCAAGTAGCACTATCTTCTGGAGGTATTGATTTAGATGATGCTATTGATGTAAGGCAGGTTAAAAACTTAAAACTTGCTAATCAATTATTAAAACAAAAACGTAAGCAAAAATTAGAAAAAGATCAAGCTCAACAACAAGCTAATATACAAGCTCAAGCGGCTGCAAATGCAAAGGCAGCTGAACAAGCAACTTTAGCAGAAATGCAAAAACAACAAGCTTTAGCTGAAACAGAAGTTCAAATAGAGCAAGCTAAATCTCAATTTGAAATTCAAAGAATGCAAACAGAAGCCTCAATTAAAAAAGAATTAATGGCTGAAGAATTTGGTTATAATGTACAGTTAGCTGAAATAAAAGCTGGAGCAGAAGGTAAAAAAGAAAAAGAAATTGAAAATAGAAAAGATAACAGAATTAAAATGCAAGGATCACAAGAATCTCAATTAATACAGCAAAGACAAAACAATGCTTTGCCTACTGATTTTGAATCTGCAGGTTTTGATTCGTTAGGTGGATTTGGATTAGAACAATTTGAACCACGTTAAATTATTTATTAATTATTTAATTATATTATATTATGTCAGAAAAAACAAAAACAAATGAACCTGTTAAACAAGAAGGTGACTTTAAAATAAAAAAGAAAAGAGTACCTAAAAAATTAACAGTTCCAGAAGAAACAGTTAAAATTGATATGGAAGCAGTAAAAAAAGCTTCTGAACCAATTAAAGTTGATTTAACTAAAACAGAAAACAAAGATGCCGTTCAAAAACAAAAGACAGAGGAAAGCGTGTTACGCGAAGAAGGACCCGAGATGGGACTGCAAGAAGTGGGACAAACACACGAAGGGACCACTGAAAATGTTATTGAAGAAATACCAATAACTGAAGAAGAAAAGAAAGCAGAAAAGAAGAAAGAAGAAAATAAAGTAAAAGAAGAAGCAAAACCAGTAAAACAACCAATGAAACAACTACCTGAAAACGTAGAAAAACTTGTTTCATTTATGGAAGAAACTGGAGGAACGGTAGAAGATTATGTAAGATTAAACGCTGATTATGAAAAGGTTGATAATGAAGCGTTATTACGAGAATATTATAAAAATACTCGTCCACATTTAACTTATGATGAAGTTAACTTTTTATTAGAAGATAATTTTAAAATAGACGAAAACGTAGACGAAGAACGCGATGTGAGAAAGAAAAAACTCGCGTATAAAGAAGAGGTTGGAAAAGCCAAAAGTTATTTAAATGATCTTAAAACTAAATATTACGATGAAATCAAGTTGAGACCTAACGTAAATAAAGATCAGCAAAATGCTATAGATTTTTTCAATCGCTATAATGAAGATCAGAAAACACTATCTAAGCAAAGAGAGGTTTTTCAAAAAGTAACTAAAGATACTTTTACTGATGAATTCAAAGGTTTTGATTTTAAAGTAGGTGAGAAAAAATTTAGATACGGAGTAAGAAATCCAAACGAAATAGTGGAAAAACAAACAGATATAACTCCTTTTGTCAAGACGTTCTTGGATGAAAAGGGACTATTAGTTGATCCACAGGGATATCATAAGGCCATGTATGCTGCTAGAAATTCTGATACTATTGCTAAACATTTTTATGAGCAAGGAAAGGCGGATGCTACTAAAGATTTAGTTGCTAAAACTAAAAATTTAAGTACTGAACCTAGACAAGAAGCTTCAGGAGATGTTTTTGTTGGTGGTATTAAAGTTAAAGCCATAAGTGGTGCTGATGCTTCAAAACTAAGAATAAAAACAAGGAAATTTAACAATTAAAACTATTTAAAAAAATGAGTTTAAGTCCACAATTTGGGAAAATAGTCCCATCACAAAAACAGGAGTTACTTGATAGTAACTACCTACAATGGACAGACTCGGCTACAGCTGGAACATTCGCTGATTTCGCGCAACAATATTTGCCTGAAATTTATGAACAAGAAGTTGAAAGATATGGTAATAGAACTTTATCTGGATTCTTACGAATGGTAGGAGCTGAAATGCCGATGACGTCTGATCAGGTCATTTGGTCTGAACAAAATAGATTACATATAGCTTATGATGATTGCGCAATCGACAATGGTGTCGGTGGAAATACAGTAACTATTCCTACTGCAGCATCTGGTTTAGCAAATGCTAGCGCAGATATTAAAAACGTAGTATCTCCAAGGAGTACTATCGTTATTATGGACGATGCTGGAAAAGAAATCAAAGCTTATGTAGATACAAGTCAAACATCAACAGGTGTGTTAGCTGTATTACCATATACGGCTGCAGATTTACAAGGATTTGCCACTACAGGTAAGATCTTTGTTTATGGATCTGAATTCCTAAAAGGATCATCAGTAGGAAATGCTAGTGATACTTTAGGTGCTATTGGTAATGACGGCGGTTGGATCAGTGTTGATCCTGCTTTCCAACAATATTCTAACTCACCAATTATAATTAGAAGCAAATATGTTGTTTCTGGTTCTGACACTGCGCAGATTGGTTGGGTAGAAGTTGCTACAGAAGATGGTACTTCAGGATACTTATGGTATCTAAAAGCTGAGTCTGAAACAAGACTAAGATTTGAAGACAATTTAGAAATGGCAATGGTTGAAGGAGAAAAAGCTGCTGCTGGTTCTGCTGCAATTGGTTCTGCTAATGTTGGCGTAGGAACACAAGGTTTATTTGCTGCTATCTCTGATAGAGGTAATGTAAACACTGGGTTTACTGCTTCAGCTGGTATTGATTCGTTTGATGCTATTCTTAAAAATTTAGATACTCAGGGTGCTATTGAAGAAAACATGCTTTTCTTACAAAGACAAACTGCTCTTGACTTTGATGATATGCTTGCGCAAATCTCAGGTGGTTATGCTGGCGGTACTGCATTCGGTTTATTTGAAAATTCTGAAGAAATGGCGTTGAATTTAGGTTTCTCTGGTTTTAGAAGAGGTTCTTATGACTTCTATAAAACTGATTGGAAATACTTAAATGATGCTTCTACAAGAGGTGCAATGACAGGTGTTAGTTCAATTGAAGGTGTATTAATACCTGCAGGAACTTCTACTGTTTATGACCAAATTCTTGGAACAAACATCAGAAGACCTTTCTTACATGTAAGATATAGAGCTTCTCAAGCTGATGATAGAAGAATGAAATCATGGTTAACAGGTTCTGTTGGCGGTGCTTACACTTCTACTCTTGATGCTATGGAAGTTAACTTCTTATCAGAAAGATGTCTAGTAACTCAAGCAGCTAACAACTTTGTATTATTCAAAGGTTTGTAGTTGATTTATAAGGTAAGGGCGCTTCGGCGCCCATATACCTTTAACTATTTAATTATATTATATTATGTCAAAAAAAGAAAAAGATGTAGTGGTTGAAAAACCAGTACAAGTAAAAAAAGAAATAGAGGTTAAAAAACCTCAAGCTCCTAAATGGGAAATAAAAGATAGAAGATATTTTCTTCAAGATAATAAGTCTCCTTTAACATATACAATACCATCTAAACATACTAGAAAACATGCTTTATTGTATTTTGATGAAAAGAATGGTAAACAAAGAGAACTTAGATATGCTACTAATCACGATTCTCCTTTTGTAGATGAACAAAGCGGTGAAGCAACATTAGGTCATATTATTTTTAAAGATGGAGTATTAGCGGTGCCTAAAGAAAAACAAAATTTACAAAAATTATTGTCTCTTTATCACCCGTTGAGAAAAAATCTTTATACAGAATTTGATGCGGTTGAAGAAGCAACAGATGAATTAGAAGTACTTGATATGCAAGTAACTGCTTTGAATTTAGCTAGAGAAATTGGTATAGATATGGCTGAAGCAATACTACGTGTAGAAATAGGATCAAGAGTAAATGGGATGTCTTCTAAAGAATTAAGAAGAGATTTACTAATTTACGCTAGATCTAATCCATATGTGTTTATTGAATTAGTTAAAGATGAAAATGTTCAATTGAGAAACGTTGCTATTAGAGCAACTGAATTGGGTATTATAAAGCTATCTCAAGATCAAAGATCATTCACATGGGGTTCTAATGGTAGAAAACTTATGACTGTACCTTTTGATGAAAATCCATACTCAGCAATGGCGGCATTTTTTAAGACCGACGAAGGAGTGGAAATTTACAGATCTATAGATAAAAAACTATAAATACCTGTAATTATAATAATATAGTAGGGGTCTTCGGACCCCATACTATAATTTTAAAAAAATATAAATGGCTATAAACGTAGATAAGGTTTACAAAACAGTCTTATTAATAATAAATAAAGAACAAAGAGGTTATTTAACTCCAGATGAGTTTAATAAAATTGCTACTCAAGTTCAATTAGAAATATTTGAAAGCTATTTTGAAACGTTAAATCAACAAATGCGTCTTCCTCAAAACGAAAGTGAATATGGAGACAGATACAAAACAGTTCAAGAAAAACTAGATATATTTAAAGTATTAGGTACAGGAACTTATACAGCTGTAGCTAGCAGCGAAGATTATTTTACAACTCCAACAACTTCAGGAGTTGCCAGCGGTACACAAACCTTTGCTACCGTTAATGGCCAAACGGCTTATACTCTCA